GCTTATGCAAATATTATAAACATCACCGCTAGAATGACCGACAGTGGTAAACATAATGTCTCCAGTAATTCCGGTGCCAGCATTATTTGGTATGCCATTAAACTCACCAAAATCTAACGTATCAGCGTAGTCAGCATTAAGCTGCCACGCCAAAACGTCTGTGCTTGCATCAAAGAATATCTTCACACCCATACCAATCGTGGTGTACCAGATTTTCTCTATTGTTACCTTAGAACAAGAAGCGCCAGATACCGGGTCAGTTGTAAGAGCAGACACATCTATCTTTTTTACCGCTGCCTCTCCAGAACCATCGCTAACGTTAGTAAAACGAAATATCGCTTTTCTAGCGCCATCTTGGATGGTTTGTGTAGCTACTGCGTCAGCCATGACTGTCCCCTGTTACGCTATCTGAACGTACTCAATAATAAACGTAAACGAACCAGCAGTGGTTGCATCAACGGTATTAGTGATGTTGCAATAAATTGTTCTTTCAGCAGAAGTGTATTGAACAGAGGCAGGGGCTGTAGTACCGCTTTGAGTCTGAGTGACAAGCGTTGTTAGGGTCACGTTGTGTTCAACAACAGTGGTGCCGCCGTCCAAAATCTCGTCAGTCACTGCCGCAACAATCTGCGCCCCAGAGCTAGACGTACCTACTTCATAACCAATATCACCCGTGCCAATGACTGGTGAGGTATCACAGAAGATTTTGATGTCGGTAATGATTGTGTTTGCAGGTTGAGTAAACTCGCCTATAGATGGGCTGTCACCTGCCGTAGTGTTGACTGTAACGCCTGTGGCAAAACCAACGTGCTTTACATATTTATTGGTAACGATGCCAGTAGAAGCAATATCTACTACATCAGTAAATGCACCGGTACTGCTATTTTTTGAAACGACCTTAAAGCCGTTCTCTGAACGGACGGGACCGTTAAAGGTAGTATTTGCCATGAGTATCTCCTGTCTTGGCAAGTGTCAAAATGTTCCACGTGAAACATCTTGTCAGGGATAGTAAACAAAGAAAAGGGGCGCTATGCGCCCCAATATCTTTAGCTTGAGCCGGGTGATCCAAAAATTCCGAGTGGGTCACTTACGCCGAAACTATAACGCTCACGCGCCTTATAGCGCACGTTACCAGTATCGAAGTCACCATCCATAGAATTTTCTAATGCACTTCGCTCAAAGTGCTTCATGCCGTTAGGCACATCTGTAATCAAAAACCACGCATTAGTATCTGTGAGGTAATGATTCACTGAGTAGCCTTCAGGAATGCTGCCATTCGTGTAAATGGCATTGATGTCGTTATCTGCCGTACCGACACGACCTTCTGTTTGCAGAACTCGCGTTGCTACAAACATCAAGGCAGGAGGCACAATCAGCTTACGAGGTCGAGCAGCAATCAACAGTCCACGCTCATCAGTCCAACCAGCGATCTGAATAATCGCAGCTTCTAATGAGGTTTCGTTGAGGTCAGCACCAGTAGTAGGACGATTGCCATTTTTGCCGCCGCCAACTGTAGGGTGCCCGTCACCGCCCGTTACTCCGTCTCCAGAGGTTGTAAACAAGTTTACGCCGTCTCCACTTTGGAAGGCATTTGTAAACCCGTTATTCAAGGGAGAAGCAGATTTAACCTGCTTGGTGTACGCCATAGCGCGAGCAAGTGCCTTGGTATAGCGAGCAGAAAGAGAATCATAAAGATTGTCCTCCATCGCCTCCTCGGTAATTGCAAAGCCCATAGCCACCGTCTCGTGGTTATAGCGAGCAGTAAATGACTCTTGTGCAGAATCAAAAATAACAGACTCACCTTCACCTTTCGTCGGTGCAGCACCAAAGCCGCTAAGTTTTACCTCTTCCTCAAAAGAACGATCACTCGCTTCTGTGTCATAGATTTGAGTGTGTTCATCTTCATACTTTGAATACTCCAAGCCAAAAAGAGCGTTAAGCCCCGGCAGGAGTTCTTTGAGCATTTGCGCTCTTGAAATTGCCATTGCTTATTCTCCTTAAACGCCAGTCGTATTGCGGTACGCATGACCAACATTAAACTTAAATAGCGCATCAGTGTAGGTATCACCAATTGTGCTATTTGGCCCATCATAAAAATCATAGATTCTTAACGGAAGGGTGTTAGTCGTTGCGGTTGAATCGGCATCAACAGCATTCTTGCTATTGCCGATACTTGTTGTACCTGCAGTTTGGATAACATCAAAGTTAGATCCAAGAGCAGTCTGAGCAATAGCTCCGTCAGCTTGCATCAAGAAAACAACATCTGGGTCCGTAATTACATAGGCCATAATGTCGTCTGCCGCAGTCGAAGCTGGGAAGTATTGGTTAAACGTCAACTGACCAGTCGTCGGGTCTGTATATTTACAGCCCATAAAAATACCGATAGTCGTGAGTGTTGCCGTTCCTGTGTCCTTTTCAATGACACCAGCAGCAACCATCTTCACAAAGTCACCATTGAATATAGCTGTCGCATATCCACTAGCAATCTTTAGATGTTGCACTTTGCCATTAAAAGATCCACTAGCACTTGTCGTGCTTACGGGTCTTGCCCCGAAGGGGGCGGCTGTAGTAGCCATAAGTTTTTCCTTAACAAATCAAAAGTAAATTTTACCAACCACTTTTGCTAACTCTAGTCTGCCGATCAGGCCGAAGCATGGGCATTCTAGGATCATTTTCTCGCATATATGATTGATCTACACTTTCCATTTGTTGCGCTGCAATTCCTTCGTAATGACGCTGGCGAGCATCCGCAACTTCTTGAGGAGCTTTACACAAAAGTTGACCGCCAATTTCTACGCAACCGGGAAACTTACTATTGTGATCAGGCATCACTTCTAGCTCTGGATGGTCTTCCAGTCGTACTGGCTCCCATCCTTCCCGAAAACGCATGGAGACATTAGTAGCATCAGCTTGCCCCACCATTGACGTTCTTACCCAACGAAACACCCATCCTGCTTGAGGGTGGGGATCAGGCAGCAAAGTAGGCGGCGTCCAAGCCGGTTCCCTTGCCGTTTCGCTTCTTGTTTCAAGTTCTCTATCTTGTGTCATTATCCCATCCTCTGCTTTTGGGCCGCATACTGCTCTGGAGTAATACCGAGTCTTTTGGTTAACTCGATTTCAGATCTTTTTAGTTTGACCTGACGTTTTCCTTTACTTCCTCGTTGCGCTGGAGCAACTACGGTTGAGCTTTTTTGCTGTCTTGGCTCTTCCTCTTGAGGCTGCACGCCAAATGCTGCAGGAAATGACTGTCTTAGTGCTTGATCAACTGCTTGAAAATACTCTGGTGTATTTCTGGCAACACCACGTTTAATCAACATTTCATCAAGCCCGTAAGTAAAACCGGTCAGAGCTTCATTTCCGGGCGCTCCAAACCAGCTATTATTAGCAAGCCAATCCTGCAAACGAGGATCGAGTTGCTGAGGTTGCTGTGGCTGTTCCACCGACGCATCTGGCTCAACCTGTTGTTGAGACTGATTATTCTGCATCTGTGACTTATAGTTATCTATATAAGCCCTATCTGCTTGTATCCGCGCAAGCTGTTCTTGCGCTTCCACCATCTTCTGGGTATCACCTTCCTCGTGAGCCTTCGTATACTCCTGACGGAGTGAGGCTAACTGAGCTTCTGTTCTTGACTCAACGCTTTGCAGTAAAGCCTGTTCGCTTTGTCCCACAAGACCTTGAAGCCTTTGCACCTCTGACTGACTTGTCTGAGCGTACTGAACAGCCTCATCACGTAACCTTTGTGCAGCTTCTTTTTCTCGACGCTGCTGGTGATACTCATATTTAAGTCTGTTTAAACGCTTTTTAACACGATCATCTTGAATGTCAATCTCTTCATCAATGTTGAAGGGTTCGACATCTTCTCTTACAGGTTTACGATCCTCTTCTGGCCTATCGTCAACCTCAACAATCTCTATCTCATCTGCGTCAACTGAAACATTAACGCTTTCATTGGGTTCAGGAAAACTTATCTCAGACACGGCTTACTCCTCTAGGATCATCAATAACGGCTTCAGGGGTATCATCGTTAATAATACGAAACTCTTTCCCATGAATACTTATGCGCGTACCGCTATAGGCTCGCATAATTATAAAGTCTCCTTCCTTGCACCAAGGGCCAGTAGGAAATCTTTTCTCGTCTTTGTAGCAATCTGGACCCATAGCTAGAACGAAACCAACCACTGATGCAGTTTCTTCAACGCTAATGGTTGATTGTGCTTTGATAATCCCACCTTCAGTCTTTTCCTCTATTTCAGGTAGGCCAATTAAAATACGATACCCTGTTGGTACAGGAAGCTGACTTGCTTTTTCGACATCCTCTTCCTCAACAACTTTCAGATCTGCTTCTGACATTTCTATCTCACTGCAACACTTAAAGGGAAGTGAAGAACCCATTACGCTCTGATAGCGTTAATTCTGCTCGACAAATACTCGTTCTGATACTTCGCGTATTTCCCGAATAGCAATCCTAATTCCTTCGAGCTGACCCCGAAAAAGTTTGTATTCCTCTATCGTTTCGACTGACCCACCAAGTATTTTCTGTTCATGGTGATTTTCTAATTCATTCAAGCGTGACAAAAGTAAATCAACAAACTGAGGGTCTACAAAGTTTGCCACTAACTGCCCTTGGTAATTTGTTCAGCAATCTTTCTACCGATCTCTGCGCCCTTCACAGCATCGTTCTGCCGCTGCCTAAGAAGACGCTCCTCTCTATTAAGTCCTTGTTCTATAGAGGTTTTTGCCAGATCTGCTCCCGCGAGCTTCTCTTGGCTGTCGATTCTGCTTTGGGCAATTGACAAATCTTTCTGAATCTTGAGCCTTTCAAGCTCATCACGCATGGCCGCTTTCTGTGCATCCAATGCAAGTTTTTGTTGTTGCGTTTCAACACGCTGCTGATCAGTTTGCGCCTTCGCCATCGCTGCTTGCTCTTCGATCTGCAGTTCACGCTGCTTGAGCTGAAGCACCGGATCTTCCGCTTGCTGCTGTTGCTGACGCTGTGCCGCTTCTTGCTGATCCTTTTGCAACAACTGATCTGCTGCCTGTGCAACCAGCGCAGAAAGTTTTGCCTCGATTTCTGGAGGTAGCTGCATATCTTCTGATGGCAGCTCCAAGCCCAGTTCTTTCTGTATCCTTTCTCGATACTGGAAAGCCAGATGCTCTTGGATGTGCGCTTGAGCATTGGCAATAATAGCTTGCTGATCTGGTGCCTGAGACAATAGCTCGGTTATCTTCGGGTCTTGTATTGCCGCGATATGCACTTGGATATGGGCATCGTGATCTTGGAAAGAAAACGCTTTTGCTGGCGACCCGTTAATGATATCCATATTTTCAGTAACAGGATCTTTGTTCTCCATATCGTCTTCTGGCGGAATCAGATTTTCTGGATCTCTTATGCCCAGTGCCTCAAGCATTTGCCGGTGCAGTGCAGGTAAGTCGTACAACTGTGGCGCTTGAGCAGCTAACTGCAACGCAGACTGATACTGCATAATCCTTTGTGACATCGTTGCCGCATTCGGGTTTGCCACAGGAATAATGTCAATCTGGTCGTCAAAGTCCTCACGAATATCTTCTGGGTTGCCATATGGCTGATACGGATATTCATTAGGACCAAAGTCTTTAACAATCCTGACAAGCAGTTTTAGCTCATTTTTCATTGACGCATACAGCCTTGCCTGAATAGCAGACATGACCTTCATGTTCCGCTCAATCAGTGCCAGCGTTGTACCTACTGGCGCTTGGCTATTCATGTCAGCCGCCTTTACATCAGCCATAGATGCAAACCTGCGCGACTCATCAACAATATTATTCAGCAGTTGATACAGCGTAGTGCTGGGTTCTTTGTAAGGCAGAAAGGAAATATTCTCTCTAATGGTGCCGCCGGGAACATCTACGTCACGAAACTCTCCGGGCATAATCGGCGTATCATCTGCAGTGATCCGCATACCACGAGTCTTCAGGCCACCCGGCAGGTTTGCCAATGTACCTGCGTCTACAAGCTGCCTGAGTATGGATGTGGCAGATTTCACCAGACCACCAATCAAATGGACCAGACCCAGACCATAAAAACCCAAGCCGGGGATATATTCATAATGTACAAAATGGTTTCGCTTGCGCTTCAGCTCATCGTCTTCAAAAAAGTTGCGACGAATTGACAGCACCTTTGAGCTGCCCTTATCCACTGTAACCACGTAAGGCACAGCGATGCCGGTCATCTCTCCGTCCTTCATATCAGGAAACTCTTCCAGATCAAGGTCTACCTGAATCTCTAAGATAGTGTTGACCGTCTCCCCTAGCAGATATGATCCACCGGCAGAGGATTGATAAGAT